GCAACAAGTTCATACGCATAAATTTGCCAGTCCAAGATAAGGCATTCGTTGATTTCGGTGATACAACCGTTTCTCTTAAATTAACCAATCGTTCTTTTGATTCCGCTGGTGACGCCGCAGATTCAGCAGTCAAAACCCAATTAACTAATTTAATCAAATCTGTTAGCATTCTTAACTCCCAAGGAGAACAGATTGAATATATTAATAACTATAACTTAATCACAAATATTGTTGAAGACTATACTATGGGAACTAACCATAAAGCAGGTGTAGCACATATTCTATCCGGTGGTGCTCCTAATGGTGACCCAGACGGTGCTACTGCGATTGCTGGAACAAGTGGAACAAGTGAAGCAGACGGTTCAAATAAAATACTTGTTGACGGTCTAATGACTGGTTTTACCAGCGGTCAGTATCTCCAACCATTAGGATTTTTAGTAGGTGGTTCAGGTTGTAGCATTGTTCTTGAATTAGAAGACCCAAATACCGCTTTAACTTGTATTGACGCTTCCAAAGCAGAAGTCACATTAAAATACAAGGTTAATGACGTTCAGTTAAGGGCAAAGGTAATTCGCTTTAACAGTGCTTTCAACGACGCTTTTGAGGCAAGTATGGCAGAGGCAGGTGAAGTTGGTATCAACTATATTTCCCAGTCCTATTTACATAACCAAGGTCAATTACCAAGTGGAACAACCAGTCTTGCTAATATTAATTTCTCTCCTAACCCTCGTAGTGCTATTTACATTCTTGCTTGCCTACGCAAAGAGTCAAAAGTAACTGACAAAGGTGCTTTCTCATTAGGTTGCCGTCAGTCTGCTACGATCCAGCAATATACTTTCGAGGTGAATGGACGTCAAATGCCGAGTCAACCAATTGATCTTGCTACTGATAATGTAGCACAGGGTTATGCCAATGTATTAGATTGCTTCGGACAGATTAATAATATGGCACATAACACCCTAATCACAAGTGGAACAGCAAGAACTCTTTTCTACTCTGCTACCGAGGATACTGATTGTAAATTCGTTGCTGGTATTACCCTTGAAGACTTTAATAGTTCTACTAACAATGTATATTCAGGTATGAATTTATCTAATGTTGGAACACTTGCTTTCCGTCCTAAATTAGACGGCACAGCACTATCCGCTAACTATCGTGTAGATTTCATTACTGCTTGTAATATATCTTTCCACTATACTATTGACGGTCGTTGTTATTCAGTCAAATAAATTTATTAATCAAAAATAAAATATAATTAATATATATATGGATAGATTATCTGTTGTAGAAAGAGGCAGACCAGCACAATTAGAATTAGGCGAGGCAGTTAAAATGGGACGATTAGGGGAACAGAAATACTACTCAACCCAACCAGTTAGCAATCCTGTTGTTAAAGGGGACGTAGTAGTAAAAAAGAATTATCCATATAAATATAGATATGGTCGTTAAATACACCTTTACACCATTTCACCATAATTACAAAAGTATTCTTTAAACACTTCCCATACAATACTTTTATAAATTAGGTGTAAAAGTGTAATAGTGTAAATGTATAAATAAATAATTTTTTTTTTATCTAATAAATATATGAAGAAGTATATATTAGAAAAGTCTAATAGAAAAGATAAAAAATTAATGGTGAAGAATGGCAAGACGATTCATTTTGGAGCAAAGGGATATACTGATTACACTATAAACAAAAATCCTAATAAAAAAAAAAATTATATAAAACGCCATAGTGTTCGTGAGGATTTTAATAATTTAAATTCAGCAGGAGCGTGGAGTAGATATATATTGTGGGAAAAAAAGACTATACCAGCAAGTGTAAAAGCAATGGAAAATAGATTCAATATAAATATTATTAATAAAATTAAAAAATAAATAAAATATATTATAATTAATATATGTCAGCATTAGTAGCAAGTATAGCACGAGGTGGGGCAATTAAAGGATTTTTTAAAAAAGGTATAAAGGAATTAGCACCAAAAGCAATAAAGGGATTAAAAACAATAGGTATAAGAAGTATTAGAGGTTTAAAATCAACATTAGGAAAAACTAAGGCATTACCAAAGGCAGTCACAGAAGCAGTAGCAGATAGCAGACATTTAGCACTATTAGACCCTAATTTAACAGCAGGGGGTCAATTTAATATGATAATGGAAAGTATAGCAGACAGTTTAGATATTGCTGGTATTAGGGCAAGAAATTATGACGCATTAGAACGAGTTGCTAAAAGATTAACAAGGGCATTAAATAATAATGCTTCACGAGAGGCATTAGTAAATATGTTGGATAACGCACGAGCAAATGAAACAGTAGGTCAAATGGCAAAACGCTATGCTAAAACAGGAGCAAAAAATGTTAAAAATCTATTAACTGGATTAGTTCAAGAAGGAGGTGAGAATTTAGTAGTAGATAATGTTAGTGATATTATGCTTAAAGCGACTGCTGGGGCAGTAGCAGGGGGTGCTGGTGGGGTTGCTGGTGTAAAATTAGCAAATAAAAATAAAAAAAAATAAATATAATATATAATTATATATGTCAGCATTTTTAAGTGGAATATTAAAATCAGTATTTAAAGGAAGTGGAGCAAAGGGTATTAAGAGTATTGCCCCTGCCGTTATTAGAGGAGTCAAGGCAACAGCACCAAAAACAATTAGAGGTGTTAAATCAGGAGCAAGTGCTTTGGCAAAAGCGAAATTTTTAGCACAACCATTAGGGAAAGTAGCAAAAGTAGCAACACCAGCAGTATCAAGGGCAGGATTATTTCCACCAAAGGCGGTAAGCACAGCAGGGAAACAAATAGTTAAATCTGCTGGTAGTAGAGCAAATTTTTTAAGTCAAACACTTGGGAAAACAGTTAAACCTGATTTATCTAAAATTGGTAGAGACCCATTAACTAAATTAGCAAAACAAGCAGGTGCTGGATTATTAGGTGGTAGTGCTTTGGCAACAACAATCGCACTGGCGAAGAAAAAACGAAGAAAAAATAAAAAATAATCTTATTATATACTAATAAAAATAACAAAAAACAGTTTTATGCTTAAATTCATTGGTTTTATGCCTAAAAAGGTCAAAAATCGGTAAGAATTAAGAATAAATACCGGTATTTATGACAAAATCGGTTAGTTTTCTTACCGATTATAGCATAAAACCAATGAATTTAGGCATAAAACCTTATTTTTTACTTAATTAGTGGTATTTTATACTTTTTTACTATATCCATATCTCTCTGACGAGCATATCCACCACTTAATACACTTGCTAACCGACCTTTACCCCAACTGAATGCTGTTTGATTAGGTCTTGATCCACTACTATAATAAGCACCCTTACCCTTTTTAACAACAAGTTCTAATCCCTTCTTTAATTCCTTCTCACGCTTGTCTGTTCGTGTTAATTTATCCGCAATTTTATCTACATTAAGGGGAACACCTAATTTATCCTTAATATTTTTAGTATATCCACTTGTTTTTGATTTAAATGAGGTTATTTTTTTTCGTTTAGTGAATTTTCCCTTTTTATAGTCTGCTACTGACTTATCTAATTGTTTTTTTTGAATCTTTTTATCCTTAGTAGTTAAAGATTTTGGAATATATCGCTTTGGATACTCCATAATATATATAGAATATTTTAATCTTCGTCAATAATTTCAATGCTATTAAAGTTTTTGAATATCCGCTTCTTGATAGGTAGAGATAGATTAACAAATAAGAAATTAAAAGGTTCGTCATATATATGTTTATATAATATATTTGCCTCCTTAATATCTAATGGTAAATATTCGTCAGCGAATACTGCTTTTTCTGCCTTAGTAGAATCAAAGAAAAACACTTGATTTGCTTGACTACGCAATGTCAAGGGGACACTTTTTATTTTTTGCGATACTAACATACACATTAGCGAAGAGTTCTTACCGAGTATATGACGACCATTCATACAGACTTTTCTAAATGTTGTTAAGGATTTTTTAGACCCATTTAACCAATTCACACAATCGTCACAGATTATTAATACATTATGCGACTCGTCTTCTTCTCCTAAACCTGATTCATTTTCTATTATATCCTCCATTATTTCCTCTAATGGCATACTATCACTTAATTGAATATATTTCTCCTCAGGTAAATTTAAATCAATAGTAGCACTGGGGGATATATAATAAATACTATGAAATACATTATTATATAGGCGTTCCTCTTTTGTCCCATTAAGCAATGTCTTAATTAAACTTGACTTGCCTGACGCTGGCAAACCGATAATCAGCGAAAGATTTACATAGTTAAGATATGGTGCTAATCCCTCAGGGCGACCTGCTGTATTTATTTTAGCACCTGAAATTTTAATATTATTTTTAGTTTCTATTATTTTCATATATATATATATATTATTTTTTTTCTTCTTTTTCTTCATTCATTTTATTCATTATATCATTGAATATATTTTTCCTAATCTCTGCTGACCTAATAGTATCTATTCCACTGTTTTGATTAGTAATAGTTCCAAGTGGATTATGTTGAAATTCTACTTCTAATATTAGTGTATATGGTATATTATTAAAATCAATAACATTATCATTTGAATCAGTCATTTTAATTTCTATCTCCTTGATACTACGAGTTGCTAATTTATGGTGGAATGGATCAATAGCGTCAAAATACAATATACTAAATGGACTAAAATTAACTGGTAAAATTAATAATTCACCTGTTTCACCATTACTGGTTTTTATATTATCACCTACTAAATTACTACCTATCCTAATAGAATCTAAACCGTCCGCCATATCTACTACATTTTGACTATCTGCTTCTACTGATAAAGTGAATTCTATATCTAATTCTTTAAATCCTAATAATCTGCGACACGATACAGCACTATTAGTTCCAGACTGAAATAATAGTTCTGCCTTTAAAGCACTACTACCACTTAATAATAAGAATCTAACCTTACCTGTTGTTTTATCAAAACTAATAGAATATTTATAACTAAATGTAGAGGTTGATTCTAATAATGTTTTAATTTTACTAATTAGTTGAGTTATATTATAATTAGCGTCAGGTATAGTTATAGCATATATATTAGTAGTGCCGTCACTTTGGGTTTCTCTAATATCTAATTTATTATTCTTTTGAGAACTACTTAATAAATAAAAACTAAATGGTATAAATGCTTTTTTAAGAAATAATAATAATATCTCGTCTGATCTTGCGTTAATCTCGGCAGATAAATTAAATATTTTATGACCGTCTAAATTATTAAATATTTGTCCGTCATTAGAGTTTAATATAATTTCAACTGGAAATCTCTTAATATAATTATTATTATTATTATTATTCATATATATTATATATTATTTTATTTTTAATTAATTTCACCTTTACACCATTTCACCAGATTTTCAAAACTATTTCATATATACCCTCTTATGGATACTTTTTAAAATTAGGTGTAAAAGTGTAATGGTGTAATATCTATTCTCTTGGTATCATTTCAGCAGGTAATGGCATACCCTCTATATCCTCTGCTGGTAGTCCTGACGCAACCCTCATTATTTCTTCTTCTTCTGCTGGTAATTCAGGTCCAAATTCGAAACTTGCCTCTTCACCTGTTGCTCCTGTTAAAGAGTCCATACGCATATCCATTTCGTCTCCTTCCATATCGGATTTTATCCTTTCTAATGATTCAGGTGATATAGGTTCTTGTTGTGGAAATTTCATTTCTGTTGCTGGTGCTGTTCTACCTGACATTTTTGACATTCTCATATCTCTTAAATTATTACCCATTTGTTGCCTATCTCTAATTTCTCTATCTCGTTGTCTTAATGCTTGTCTATTACTTAATCTTTCTAAACTATCTCTATTCATTCTTTCTCTAATATTTCTAATAACTTCTACATTTTGATTTTGTTGTCTTCCAATTTCGTCTATTACTGCTTGACTTGCCTGTTGTGCTAATCGCCCCCCCATAGTAGCACCAGCGTCCTCCATTCTATCTCTAACTATATCACGATTTCTACCTCCTCTATTTACTGAATTAACAAATCGTGTAGCACCCTCTAACATACCAAGACCGACCACTGCCATACCTGCCCTATTAACATAAGGATTAAGATTTTCCATTGTTTGTCTTGCTGTATCATACATACTTGACATTGTTGATTGTTGAGGTTCAGGTTCAGGTTCAGGTTCAGGTTCAGTAGGAGGTGCTGGTGGTGGGTCAGGTGAAGGTGCTGGTGGTGGATCAGGTGAAGGACTTGGTGGAGGAGGAGGTAAATTTTGTATTTCAGTTATAGAATCACCACTGCGTAATCTTGAACCAACCCAACTACGCAAATAATTTAATTTATTTTTAACTGACCTATATGTAGTATTTAATTCACTAATACTTGGTAAATATTCACCTACTGTATTAGCAAATTTCTTTGCTGATTTATAAGCAACTGCTACTTCAACAACACTTAATTCACCATTATTATATTTTTCAATAACTTCATTTAAATCTTTTTTCATTTTATTATATGCTTTAATTGGTTCTTTAAATTCCATATCAAGTTCGTCCTTTATACTTTTTTTAACTTCTTGTTTAGCAGTTTCTAAACTTGCTTTTGCGTCCCTTGCCAATTGTGAAGGAATATTTTGATAAGGTGTTTTTAATAAATTATTACCTAATTTATCTATTTTACTTCTTGTATTTGCTAATGGTATTTTATCCATTATACTACTTCTTAATTTTCTAAATTTATCTACTGGTAATTTTTTCTTCGCATTGTCAAGCACTTGTTTTGCTAATTTTTTTAATTCTTTTTTTAATTCTTTTAATGCTTTATCTTGTTTAGTATCTTTACTAACTTTTTTTGTTATTTTTTTGACAGGTTTTTTTTTAACCTTGGTAGTCTTTTTTTTAACCATATATATATATAATATAAAAAATTATTAAAATTGTTTTAAAATTCGTGTGCCAGATTTTAATGCCTCTTTTGCTTTTGCTAATCGTTGTGCCTTGGTTAATACTTGTTTAGGGACTTTTGTGCTTCTTGCTATTTCCTGTATAGGTTTTGCTACTATTTTTAATGATTCGTCAAATCTTCCAGCAATTTTAGGTGCGTTCTTAACAGTTTCTCTAATAACTCGTGCCGTGCCTCGTCCAGCAGATTGTCCTAATCCTCGTCCTGCCTGTGTTGCTGTTGATTGGGCGATTTTCTGCGTTCCAATTTTCGCTAAATATTTAGTTCCTTGTTTAACTATTTCTTTTTTCGCCCCAGTCACAGCACTCTTACCTGCTTGATATGCCCCTGAATATACACCAGTGCCTATAAAAGCAGCAGGTGCTAATGCTAAATTAACAATTTC